TGTTTTCATATGGAAACTTCTGTTTAAAATGCTCAACAAACCATCCATCAGCTGCATAATCTGTTCCTAATGGAATCTGTTGAGCAAGATCTCTACGTGTAGCAAATGCTCCCATATCTATTTGTCCTCCAGCAGGAACACATTTGAAATAGGCATAATCAAAATGTGAGTGCACCATATCCCAATAAATCATGCCTGCACCATAATATTTACTTAGCTCTGCTACAAAGTTAGGAGTGTAATAGTTATCATCTCCTGTCATGATGATGTATTCAGCTTTGCTTTTCTGTTTGCCATATTCTCTTGGTGTATGGCCCCAATCATTATAGCGCTTGTCCATCTTTGACCATCTAATGCGTGGATCACTGAAGTTTGCTACAATATTTACATTCTCTACATCATCAGGATTGTCTATAACAACATGTGCTCCCCAATCACCAAGAGTTTGACACACAAGGGAATAGAGCATGCATTTAAGCAGCTCAGGTCTGTTATACGTTGGTATTATGAAGTCCACTAACATAGTCTTTCAACATTTTAACATAGTCGTATTTCCAATAAGGTTTCAATTCTATTTCCCCTGTGGGAATCTTGCCTTGCATTCTCATATTCTCTATATGCATGCTGTGTCTTTGTATGACATTAGGTTGTCCAGGTTTATCATGTCCTTGTCCAGACATGTGATAGCCCCTACCACCCCACATATAAAACCAACTTGCTTCTTCCTTAGGAGGCTCAGCAAACAGTCTTCCTCCATATACATGGAGACGTTCTATAAATGTCATGTCATATCCAGCATTCTCAATAGGATGTCCTCCAATAGCTTTCCAGGCTGATTTACGAAAAACAATACCAGAGTTACCTATCCATCTGATGTCTGTAATACCATCGCCATTATAGAACACTCCTGGGTTCCAATGCAGAATATTCACCTCATCAGTGAAATATTTGGCTACATTCTTCAAATGCCATGGCATAGCGACATCATCGTCATCCCATTGACATATAATGTCCCCTTTACAGAGCTCTGTAGCATAGTTTTCTTTGTCTCCTATAGTGGAGAATGTTTCATCAAGATTGTATATTCTCACCTGAGGGTGGTCAAATTTGAGCTTCTGAAGGTGATAGTCATTAACAATTACAAGCTCACATTTGTCAGCAGGGTAGTCTTGCTGGAGGAAGCTATGTAAGCTTTCCTCCAACATATCCACCCTACCATACGTAATCATCTTACATGAAATGAATGGCAGATTTATTTCCATATATGTACAATATCAAATGGTGACACTAATAACACTTCCTTGTCTTCAGAGAGAGGAATGATAGTGGCTTTTCTTGCTAAGGCCTCTGGGTCAACCAACACCTCATCTCCAGGTTTTATAGATGTAACAAGGTCTCCTACAGCATACACTGTAAGTTTTGACATCTTATTTAGGAGCTCCTTCTTAAGAGCATCTTTTGTGTTCTCATCAACGATGAGCTTGCTTTCTTCTTTTTTTGGCATGTTTAAATAAACACGATTGCCTAACAGATTGATATTCATTAGCTTAAGTATTTTTCATAAAATCTTTTACCATCTTCAGGACTAAGAGTGATTTCACTCTGAAATACGTCTCTTTGACGCTTATAGCCCATCACCACCTTTGTTTTGGGATTAACATCAGGAACATCATGTGGTCTTTCATGGATGTCATCCAGAATAACCAACACTGTACCATTTTCATTTTCAATGGTGCGAATCACCTTATTAAGGTTGAAACTGTCTTTGAAGGACTTGTCTCCTTCCACTCTTGTGTACGAGAATAAACTACTCATAAATTGTATTTGGTTTTTAAATAATTACGTCTTTTGTTCACTTCATCAAATCTGTACATGTCTGATTCTACGAAGGAATGTTCAGCGCCTGTCAAAAGTATGATGTTTTCTTCATCCAAACAAGCCTGTGGATATTTTTCTTTTGGGAGAATGTGATGAAAGAATATTGTTAAAGGTTCTCTACCCAGGGGTGCTCCACTCACTTCAGAGCGCTTTGGTCTTTTATTCCAGATGGACATGAACACCTCTCTGGTGTCCATGGTTCTCTTTTTACGCTCTGGAGTTACAAGCTTTTTACCACCACTGTTCAATGGCTTTCTGGGCTTGTGATTTGCACATAATCCATTTCCCCATACATGATTTTTACATCCTTCTATTTTACATGTCTTTGTATTTCCAAGCATATCCTTTGTGTGTTTTTCTATGTGGTTTATTTTTACAAACTTCTACTATAGCACTTATACTAAATCCAGAATTACCAGCTTCAGTGATAGAATTCCATTCTTTAACAAATTCTCCAGATTTGGTCATTTGAATTATTTGTTTTTTTGGTCCTCCCCAATGATTATCTTTTGCTATTTTAGATAAATTATCTTTCCATTTTTGAGATTTTGGAATTTTTCTACCTATGCTTCTTTCTCCAATTTTACGTTTAGTTTCTTCAGAATGACTATATCCTTTTCTGGTTGCTTTTCTAGCTTCTATACATTCTTTAGAAAACCAATAACCTCTTTCTTCAGCTTTTCTTTTCTTGGTTTCATAAATCTTTTTAGATGTTTCTGTACTTATTAAGTTAACTTTATTAGGATCTGTAGGTTTTATATTGTACCCTTTTGTTTTATCTAAAGCATGTAAATGAGTTACCCAGTAATGTTCTCTTTTCTTTGTATCACTATAATCACAAAATTCTAATATATCAAATTCAAAAGAATCAATACCATATAAATTTACAGCATTCTGTAAATACTCATTTACATGTCTTTTAGATAATAATCTTCTAAGATGTTCAATTAATCTACTTTCAAGATTAGTAGTTTCACCAACATAAATTTTTTTATTAATTACATTGGTTATTACATACACTCCTGGTTTTTTATAAAGATTACCTTTCTTAAACTTGGTATATTTTTCTAATATATTCATTGTTACAAATATATGTTAAATATTTAAAACTACCAAATTTATTTATAAACAATATTCTTTATCACAGTTTCCACCACACGTTTTACACTTGTTCATTCTCAACTGGTTCAGAATCAACAGATTGTATCTTGTTAAGGATGGTTTGCTTGATGCTTTCATAAAACTCCTCGTTGTACATAAGCATAGATTTAAACTCTTCCAGGTCATATTTGACACCATCAAAGGTCATTGTCTTACCATATTTCCTACCCACCTCATAATCATTGATGAGTTCCATAACCTCTCCCAGCTTATCAATTCCTTGTCCATAGATGATGTCAAAGCTTGCTTGTCTATAGGGAGGGCTCATTTTATTCTTTGTAGCCTTCACCTTAGTGAGATTGCCATACACTTCATCACCTTCTTTAGCTAACGATCTACTCACCTCTATACGAACATCTGAATAGAATTTTAGGGCATGTCCACCCTGTGTTGTGGTGGGATTTCCAAACATTACGCCTATTTTTTCACGATACTGACTGATAACTACGACACAAACATTGTTATTAGACAGAGCAGTTTTGAGCTTTGGATAGGCATTGCTGTTAAGTCTTGCCTTGTAACCAATAGTGCTATCACCCACATCCCCATCAAGCTGCTTCTTTGGAATTAACGATGAGTCTGAGTCTATAATAACAAGGTCTATGTCCCCTGTGTTAATCATTTCCATAGCAATGTTAAAACCTTCTTCTCCACAGCTAGGCTGAGCTACAAGCAATTTGGTGGTGTCTACACCAAGAGCCTGGAAATACACCTTATCTAATGCATGCTCTCCATCTATATATAATACAGTGCCTCCTTTCTTTTGGCACTCAGCTGCAAGGTGACCACATATTGTGCTCTTACCTGTACCCTCCCAGCCCATAAGTTCGTAAAGCTTTCCCTTTACAAATCCTCCTACACCAAGGGTGATGTAGTCAAACCCAATGCTTCCTGAACTAATAATGTCATAATTACCCTGTGTCTTACTGTCAAGAGCAAGAACAGTTCCTGCCCCGTATGCTTTGTTCAATTTCTCTAATGCATCCTGAAATTTTCCTTTGCTCTCTGGAGCTTCTTTTGATTTTGCCATTTTATTGATTTTTGTAAATATACAAAATTGTTTTGAAAAAATTGCCCCCTATAGAAATAGGGGGCCTTTATTGTTAAAGTCAAAAACACGAAAACTTTTATTTCATCTATTATTCTTTACACTAATATATAAAGAATTGATTATGTTTTGTACAAGATTGTCATGCATAGTTATATGTTTATGTCACATGCACCACCAGCACATGCCTGGATAGCACCAAAATCAACAACATCATCCATCTCTTTAACATTTGTTAAATCAACAGAATGTAATGTTGCTATTCTCTTATTGTATTCTTCTTCTGTTATGTCCTCGAAAGGGGCCTGGACATAATTTCCTCCAAAATAGGGCAATACACTGAGACCATTGTAATATTCTTTATTGTCCCACATCCATTGTCCTACAACTTCCCATTCATCATGTGTTTGATCATACACTTCATCATCTCTATAATAAGAACCATCTATTGAAGACTTAGTATATTTTCTATCATTATCAATAGAAATTGTAGCTGATACATTATGTGTATTGTCACCATTAATGTGTCCTGCTTTAATCCATTGCGTAGCAAACTTCTTTACACGCTCAAGAGTGTCAATGGCTGTCTCTGTTCTATATATGGAGCCTTCAGGAGCCTTAACAGGAATGCGTACACATATTGTGTCATTTGGTCTAAGTTGGTCATCCTCAACGAGTTCTGGATGATTCACCATCAAATAACTAGCTACGTCCTCATTCTTACCAAAGCGCATTGTACGTAGATAGTAGGGAGCATGCCAAGCATGTATACCACTAGCTGTACCTAACACCAGGGAGGTTGTACCAGAGGGCTTAATACATGTAACACGAGCTGCTTCATTAATGCCTGTCATGTCACTAACTAAAACATTGGTCAATCTAGCAACATTTGCAGCTGCCTCAAGGTTGTATTTCAACACTTCCCCACTAGCAATACCTGTCATTCCTATTCCTAAAAGAGCATCTTTTTGTGTAGTTTTCTGCCAAATAGGACGTAAATAATGGAAATCTGTAAATCCAGCCTGCAGAGTTCCAAAGAAAGCAGCTACAGAAACACGATTGTTCAGGTCTTCTTGGCTTTCAATATTGCTTACATTCACCTCGCAAAGGTTACAAAACTGATAGGGCCTAAGTCCTATTTCTACACAAGGATTACTTCCCCAATCTTTGTTATTGGTCCAATAGATGCCAGGTTCTCCACTTCCAGAGAGCTCTATACGCTTCCAAAGACTGAAGAACTCCTTTTCACTAATAGAGCCTCTTAACAATACAGCTGAGTTGTTAGCTCTACCTCTCTGCTCATTCAGCTCCCACCAATTACCATACTTACATGTAATCATCTCCTCATCATCGTGACTAAACAGGCTAATCATGGCTGATCTTCTGATGCCACCAGCCAGTACACTGTTAGCTATATGACAGAGAATATCATGGCATTCTAAGGGGCTAAGCTGTTCTCCATCATTTTTACGCTCCATAATAGCGTCAATATGTGTTAAACACAGCTTAAGTGGTTCAGGACCAGGCGCTTTACCACCTGCTGTTACAAGTCTTGCTCCTTTGTGCCTAATAGCTCTGAAGTCAAATTTGGGCTTATATCCTCCCTCAAAGTAAAACTTCATCAACACCTTTACAGCATCAGCCCATCCCATAATAGAGTCCTCAATTAGATAGTTTCTCATCTTATAAGTGTCCTGTCTCTTGATAGCTGGTAGCTGAGCTACATGGTGTTTCTGTACTGAATATCCCACTCCCGTACCACCTAACAGCAAGAACATAGTTTCACTGAAGCTATGTAAGCTGTCAATTGGCAGGAAGCAGCAATTATAAATACGTGAATTATTCACTTCAGCAGCTGGACCAGCAAACTGCAACGCTCTCATAGAAGGCAACACCTTCTTCTCAAGAATATATCCAAGACTAATGTCAATCTGACCTTTTAGCTTGGGATATTTATCACTCATCATCTTTCCATACCTAGCTACAATCTCTTCCCAGGTTTCTCTTCTCTGGAGCTCAGGTATAAACTTGGCATACTTACTAAAAATGGTCAATGAACTTAATGTCTCTAATCCTACATCCATAATTTTGTTGTTTTAATTTGTTGAAAAATAAAGGGGTGCAAATATATATCACACCCCCCTATTCTCCAAATATTTACAAAGATTCTACATAACCATTTGCCTTATTTTTGCCCCTAATTCTTGGTCATTAGGAGTGGATCTAACCACTTCCATTATTTTCATCAAATAAAGGCTTAAATCCATAGATTCCTCAAGAGCATGGTTGAAGAAATTGTCTTTATTATTCTGTTCTAATGTAGTGCCATACTTGGTGATGCCTGTTTGACTCCTCTCATAGAATTTATCTACCACCCTCTCAACTATTTCGTCTCGCATAATATAGCCTCCAAGGTTTTAAATGAATAACTTACAGCCTCAGCTTCTGCTTCTTTCCTTGTAGAAAAGTCATTACTTTCTATTTCATGTTGATTAACAACATCTTTCTGGTCCACTCTATATCTGAACACTTTATGCTCTCTATCATATACAACGCTGATAATCAAATCATTAGCATCAAAGAACTCAAATAAAGCTGCAGGATTATTCTCAATTACGCCAGAAATCTGCTCATAACTAATTCCTTCTTTAATCATATGAAATTTAAACTCTTCGGGTATATTTTCTTCTTCCATAGAGTCCATCATCTTTCGCATAAACCATGTCTTCACCTTCTCTGCTGAGAGAGGATTCATTTCTAATAATTCTAAAATCATAACTTTTGTTTTTGTTTTAATAATTCTTTGTGCTTTTCAGCCCACCAATCACGTTCATAACCATTTTCTGTACCAGGATTTTCTTTATCAAGAACTTCATACATCACTGTAATCATTCCTGCAAATTCAATCACCTTTTCTTTACCAAGATTTTGTTCCATCTTAGTTACTAGTTCATTGTTAAACATATTTCTTTAATTTTTCAAGTGTTAAAGATTCATCTTCCTCAATAAATGCATGCCAAACTTCCTGATCTTTATCAAATTCTACATCAAGAAGGTCTTCCCAATACTTAACCATATCAGGAGTTTTATTAAAAACACGATATTGTAAAGATATTTCATCTTTACGTAACCCATTTTTAACTATTTTTGTCACCTTCGGAAAAAGCTTTTGAAAATTAGGGGAAGTTTTTGAATACTTCCCCTTTTTTATCAAATTAAAATCACTTTTAAAATCTTCGTCCAGTTTGTAAACAACCACTACAAACCATCCATCGTAATCATAATCGTCAATTACAGCTTTGGTTCTTTCATATTCGCTGTCTAAAAACACTCTGAATTTGTCTATATCATTAGGACGAAATAATAAATATACAGAGTTTTCATATTGCACTTCTCTGCCCTCATCTTTAATAAAAGCATTTATAAAACCATTTTCTTTTAATTCACCCTTTGGTATTTGAAGGGTGGGCACCATAAAAATGCTCGTTATTGTTCTTTTAAACTCCATTTACATAATTTTTACTTCTTCACCACTTAAATAATTATCCATGGAAATATTCCATGTATTGTTCTCTAAAGCCCATTTAAGCTCTTTAATCAGCTTAGCCACACCCTTATATTCTCTATTCTTGTAGGTGAAACCATTGTAGGCATTCTCTAAGTCCTTGTCACTCAATGCATAAACAAGAGGAGCATAATAATTAGTGCTGTCACACACAATAAACTTAAGAGGTTCTACACGATAACCACGGAGCTCTTCTGTATTATTCATAAAATGAATAGCTGCTTTGTAATACAATAGAGCTTGTATATATGCTCTACGATAGAGATAGTATTCTTCCAGAAAACCTTCTACACTCCACGTACACTTGAGGTCGTACTCTTGTATAGTCTTTTTCTCGTGGTCAACCACCACCTTATCTATCATGCTCTTAATCTGCATTCCATCCACAACATATCCTTCTATCTGGAGCTGATTGTAAATAGTGTACCTATCATCATCTTGAAGATTGACAATTTTATATGTTGCAGAATTGGTTTTCAACTCTTCAACTATTTTTTCAGCATTGTTTACATCATTAGGTGTCACCACTGTAAGACCATTAGATTTCACCTTCCTGATTTCATTGTAATAGATTTCAGCATCACTACCTTTAAACTTGTTGATAATAGTTTCATAGCTACCAGTGCCCTTTCCTGAATATCCAGATTCTGAAAAAGCCAGTTTTGAAATCTCTTCAAAGGTTTTTGTTATATTTCCATCATCATCTACAGCTTCTGCTGTATGTTTATACAATGCTTCCACAAAAGCTAACATATTTCCTGTAGGAGATGTTGCACAAGCAGACATATAAAACCTTTCATCAAACAGCTCTGGTTCAAGAAGAAGTGTTTCTACAACTCTTCCCATAATAGCAGCTTGAGAATCTTTGTCTTCTACATTTTCTCCTAATATATACTTGCGATAGTATTTCTTTCTATCTAAACTAAACTCCTTTAAGCTGGAAGAGCTATTCATAACTAATGCTCTATACTGAGCTTCAGTTTTCATTTGTCCTGTAATCATTTCTTTTCATTTTTTGTTTTAACATTATGACACTCAGAGCAAAGCACTTGCAAGTTGTCTATTTCACAGAAAAGTCTTTCTACAAATCCTGGAAGATCTGCTGCACAGTTTAAGCTCCCTGCAGGAACAATGTGGTCAACATTAATCTTCTTCTCTGGGAACCATTCTTTACACTCATTACATTGATATTCAAAGCGCTGTCTCTTATTTGGTCCTTTATAAGCCCTACGAGACTTCATTTTACATTCTGTAATAGGTTTCCACCATCTACTTTTTTGTCTCAGAGCACTCCTAATGAATGACCAGAATTGGGATTCTGTCATTGATTTAGAGTTTCTGCTCTTGGGAGATTTTGTTCGTGGAATCTTGGTCCTTCTCTTTGTAGCATTCTTTTTAATTCTCATATTCTATAATTTAAAGGGAATGTGATATACGCAAATATACCACATTCCCTTTTATAATTAACTCACACTTACCACTCTCTTTGAAATTTCTCTCTTAATTTCATCAAGATTGGCAACAATTTTCTCCACTTCTATTGTAGAAAGAGCAGGAAGATTGAATTCATGCTTACTTGCTTCTTTAGCAAAACCATCTTTTGCTTTCTCTTGTAAATCTTTCAATTCACGAATTGCATAATCTTCATCTAATTCAAGAGTGTCAAAATCAAGGTCATGAAGAATTTCTGTAGCCTCCTCACGAGGAACAGCCATAATTGGTAAATACTCATAACATCTACCCTTATGCTGACCAATACCCACCACCTTCATAGGATTGATGAGAACAAGTACAGATTGGTCACCACATCCTACATAGTGAATTTGATCACTAGTGAAATGTAGTCCTGCAGCAGCACAATCTTGTGTACTCCAGTTACAATCTTCTGTAGGCATGTTTACCACCTTACCAAGTCTGATGTCAAATGTTCTGGTCCAATCATCTGTAAATCTATTTTCTGCCATATTTGGAAGATCCAAATAAAGAGATGTCAAATTACCCACTATTACACCACGAGGATTTGTATTGTCTGTTTTTTCAATAGAATACTCTCCATTGTTATCCATAACACGATAGTTGTCTGGATTTTTCTTCCATACAGCTTTCACCTTGTTATAGGCATTGCTGACATATTTAACTATCTCATTATTTTGATGTAATGTTACAACATTCCTCAGAGCTACAAAGAAACCTTGCTTTGTAATACGGAAGCTATTCTCCATTAAGAAGCGATAGAGTTCATTAGCCACTTCAGCTCTTGGATTGAGGCAGCACCACATAAAGAAGCGCTTAAGTGATTGATACTCAACATCTTCTTGAAGTTGATCCAAATTATTCTCATAGCTATTTACAATGACAATAAACTTCTCCACTAACAATTGTGGTAGAGAACGATTGATTCCCTTCAGATAGACAGAATTACCATCTACAGTGAAATCTCCTGTATAAGCAAGAATGTGAATACCCTTGTTAAGAGCTTTAGCTTTCTCATATTCTTTAGCCTTTGCTATTCTCTCTTCTTTTATTTCCTTAACCACCATAACACTAAGAATCTCATCTTCAGTGTATGCATCTTTCACTGTATAATAATCATCGGCAGAAGCATTGCTTTTGCTAAGAATGGTTCCATCATATAATAATACAGTGAGGACATTATTCACTAGCTTCACCTTCTTATAAGGTTTGTTAGGAGCAACAGGAGGAACAGAAACTTCTTCTGTTTCATTCAGCTTTTTATAAAGCAAAGCATTTTTAAGCTGTTGCTCTTCAACTTTCAGATTTTGTAATTCTTCTTGTTTTTTGGATTTAAACCAGTTTAAACTAAACAGTTTCATGTGTTTTTAATTTAATTGTTAAAAATGTGGGGGGATTGTATGTATTCCCCCCTTTTGTAATTAATCGTTTGTTAATTCTTCTATTACTTCTTCTGTTAACACTTCTTCTGAAGAAACATCTTCATTAAGTGTTATTTTGTAATTTTTCCAGTTTATTCTATGCTTATTGTATTTTAAAAGATCAGTTATAGATTTTACAATTATGGCGTTTGACTCCTTATCATAACTATTAAGTCCCTCCATAAGCACTTCTACAAAAGGAAACTTTTCACAAAAAGCTTTTACAGATAGATATTCTGAATAAATAGAAACATCAAAAGAAGAAAGCTCTATGCCCTTCTCAATAATAGTTTCTCTTACACCATCATCTATAGTCACTTTATTGTGTATATTATAGTCTCTCAACTTTTGTATTTTGTCAAATAGATTAGTAGAAACATCTTTTAAATGCTCTCTAAATGAGAAAATCTTTCTGTTTTTATCTATAAGCTTATTAATTAAACAAAATGTAACGAGTCTTTGAAAGGGTTTGTCTTTTCCCTGCATGAATTCTTCCATTGAAATAAGATTGTGTATTTTTAAATCTTTAACTCTTTTAAGTTCTCTGTCGCTAAATATTACAAAATCTACAGATGATTTAAGAGGCTTGTACCAAAAATCTAAGGTTTCCGCATCTTTAGCAACACCATACACCACTATTCTTTTTTTTCTATGAAAGGTAGCCATATTAAAGGTTTCACTCACCCATTTACAATTCTTTCCATCCACCCATCTTTCAAGATCATATGCCATCTTGCATACTATTTCTCCTTGAAGCCTTTTCCTTTTGTCTTTCTTTGTTATACTTCCAGTTCTCATTGCTTTAACAGCATTTTTGGAATCAATAAAAGACTGAGGCACTTCAAGCGTGTCTAAATTGACAAAATGTTTATCAATTAAACTTTGAAGAATAGTTTGGAATTCTATAATTACAGCTCTCCATTGGGATTTGGGATAGGCTTTAAGCCCTAAAAGTTTATAATAAGATTTGTAATCATCTCCCTTAAACAAGGGCATTGTTTTATACTTTTTCTTTACAATAAACATATCATCCCATCTACCAGTTATTAAAGATTTGATGTATTCTTTTTTAATTCCTGAAATCTTCTCACTAGCAATATACATTTTCTTACCCTGTATGTCCCAGAAATTAATATCTTTCCATCCTTTATTCTCTCTCACTGTTTTTTGAGAAACAATGTATGTTTTTGTATAATCAGAAAACATGTAGTCTTTGCTATTATACAATTTTGATATATTAATAAGAGGAAATCCTTTTAGTGTAGGAGATGAAACATTAATACTAGAATACTGTGATAGAGTTTTAATGTCTATAGAAGATTCCATATTGTTTAAAACAACAATTATAGAATCACCTTTAAAATGATGCATTATACTCATGAAATCATCAGTTTCTTGTATTGAATTGTTATACTTTTCTACAAGAATGTCAGCCACTTCAGCAATACGAGAGTTGATTTTGTCTTTAGCTTCTTGTGTATATCTGATGGATTCCCTGTTTGGTGTAGGAAATATACCATCTGTAAGGCTAAATCTTAAACCAATAGGAACTCTGATGTTTGAAAGCTCAAGCTTTCCAAAGTCTAATGGATAATAAACATTGTCCAGACAGATGTGCAAATACTTATCAGAAGTTATTCCAGAGAACTGAAACTTTTCATGTCTATAAATAGTAAAATCATTATTTACACCTTCTACATTAAAATAGACATTCTCAAAATAAGCCAGTTGCTCTTTTGTTTTCTTAACAAATTCATTTTTATCTGACCATTTAACAGGAACTATCACTTTAACACCATTTTCCTCTTCTGTAGGAGTTTCATACAAAAGATCAATAGTGTTCACATCTTCTCCTTCGTACATCATATATTTCCTTTCTACGCCATTCTTACGACATACAAAATAGAAACTAGATGTATAGGCAAGAGGTGCCTTAAAGCCAAGTCCCATCATACCCAGCTCTGTAGAGCTATTACGCTTGGTAGACTTACCATATTTGCTGATTATATTCTTTACATCATCAGCATCTAAGCCAATACCAAAATCTTCTACAGAGAACTCAAATCCTCCTGCATCTGTAGTGATTAAACTAACAATAATTGGAGTGTCATTTATTCCTGCTCTTCTATGACTGTCAAGCGCATTGCTTGCACATTCTCTAATTGTTGAACCAATTGAGTCTGAATACAGGTTTTTGCTCAACATTTGCATCAAAATCTGAGCAGAATCCATGTCAAGAGACATACCTATACTCTCTTCTGGTTCTCCGTTTTCATAAACCAGTGCGTCTTTTTGTTTTTCTAAAATCATTTTAATGGAAAATTTAATGTGAGTAATGCTTCTTTTGATTTGTTATAAGTCTTTAAGTCTTCAGGACTAGTGAATAATGATTCTGGATTAGTTATTTTTATTACACGTGTACCTTGGTTTCTAACTCCATATCCATATATATATCCTTTCCATATGAGCTTGGAAGAAAACTTTTTATATCTACCATAACGTGAAGCCTCCCATTTACCAGGAGATGGATCATTTAAGAACTTATTATATCTTTCATAAACTTCTCCTGGAGCTGTATAACAATAGTATTGTAATGTTCCTTGTCCTGCTCCTACATACCATCCTAAAGTGATATGCATTCCATCTGCTATTGCTATAAAGTCACCTATCTCTAGATCTCCTCCATATTTTAAATTGTGTTTAATCATATACTTTTTCTTTTAAGTAACCAAATATTTTTGCAATTTAAGTTTACAAACTTCTCAATAGTGTAATTTTCTGATGCACGATATTCTGTTGTAACCCATGTTCTTGTTTTACCGTTCCAAGTGTTAGTGTGAGTTTTTTGTATTGCACTTATCTTACACTTTACAGATTTGTAATAGGTTTTATTATTTGGGTTGTAACTTGGCTGAATCTTTTTAGCCTGTACAGGTCTAATAACCATAGCTCTGGTAATATTTCCTTGTACACAAAAGAAAAATTCATCTCCCACTTCTAATTGTGATACGTCAATTTCCATAATTCATAGTGTGTTTAGAATGGCGCTTCTTCATAGAGCCATTGTATTTCATAATTGTTGTTGTCTTTGAGTATTTTGTTCACCTTTGTAAATGTTCCTTCAGTGCTCCATTCTGTGTTAGAATAGGCAGCACTGGCTGGATGACTTAATGTAAATGTCCATGTAAAAGGAGCTACAAATCTTTTATATTTAGAAGCGTCCTTACCAAGGAACACAATAGGCACCTGTGTAATAGATAACACTTCTGTAAAAAGATATTCTGTAAATGGCTGCCAAAGAGCTATATGTGACCCAGCTTTATTTATTTCTGTTGTCAAAGCTGCGTTAAGCATTAGCACTCCCTGGTGTGCCAGATAGCTAACATCTGGTGTCTTTACATATTTCAGATTGAGCCCATTATACACATCCTTCTCTACAGCGTTATAAAACTGATCAAGGGAAGGTTGTATTGTTCCTGTATGTGAACATCCCATAAGTAGTCCATCAGCCACTATTACACCACTGGGAAATTTCATATCTTTCCTTATAGTGTGATAGGGACACATACCCATAAGAACCACTTTTAAGTTGTCTAAAGATGTTTCTTTAAAAGCTCTGAATACATCGAAAGAAAGAGGGGCTATTTTTCTGCCCCTCTTTGATTCTTTTTTCAAAAACTCATAAATCTTATCACAATCCTCGCTCTCTATAAAAGGTCTTATTTTAGGGTGCCAACTTTCATGAAAAAACTCAGAAAATTTATCCCAATTCATTTTCAAATAATTGTAATTGAACAAAAGGAGATTCTTCTTCAATAGTAATTTCCTTGTTCAAAGTGTTAACTAATATGCCTGCTTCATTTACAAAGAAAGAATGTACATCAATATGCTTTTTCATCCACATAGTGGGGTGCACTTCTTTCATTGCATAAGTGGTGTGTTGATAAAGAGCCCACAAGCTTTCTGGATCAGCGTTGTAATTATATGTAGGAGCTTGCAATTCTCTAGAAATGATGTTAATTTGTGTACTCTCAATAATTTGTTCTTCAATAAACATTCTACCTACAATTTCTGCAGCTTGTCTTTTAGAAACCTGAATATTCTTCATTTGGTCACGCTCTCCTTGTATTCTTGTAAAAGCTTCTCCTGCTTGTTTAATGTATTCTGTAATAGCAGCAGGGGTGAAAGATTGCACCTCTCCCATATGTTTTTTTCTAAAAGCTCCATAATCCCCTGATACACAACCATTTTGACAAATCATAATACGTGTACCAAGCGCCACTTTAAGGCTCACCTTTTTGTTATAGCTATTCTGCCAGCCAAATTCAAGCTGCATTTCAGTATCAGCTACATTCTTAATTGTATATCTACCTGTTGCCACCATTCCATTATCACAACATGTATACAGCTCTTTGTCTAAAACAAATCCTGATTGCTCAATGCTTTCCATTGTAATATCAATCAACTGTTGATGTGTAATTGGTTTGTAAGTTCTTGTTTCTTGAGGAATAGTTGTGTTTAAAAGCAACTCTTTTGTTGTGTTATAACTTTTCATAAATTAAATTTTAGTACACTCTTTTTAGTTTTAGTTCTTCTGCAACATAGTTTATATGTTTAGAAGTGGTGACACTCCACCATCCGTGAATAATTAATTCTCCATCCTTTTTTGTAGCTACATGTGTATTATAAGAATACACCTTATTACCATCCATTCTTAAATTCTCTTTGTAACGACTAAACTTTCTCATATTAACTCTTTTTGTTTTAAATATTCTTCAATAGGCTTTAGTCCGTATGCTTTACTCCAATCAGCCCAATCTTTAATTCCTTCCTTCAAGAGATGTTTAGGAACATTACAATAGTCAAAATCAAACAGTTGTGTAATCTGTTGTGAATTAGTCACACCTGTTACATCACTGTCAAAACTCAATATTTGTCTTTTGGAATTAGCCTTTAGATAGTCTACATTCTCTACAGAAAAACAAGCCATGCCCTCATTCTGTACAGCACAAGAACATGGAAACACCTTTTTCATCACCATATAGTCTTTCTTACTTTTGTTAATGAAGGCTGTTTCGCAGTTTGCAATCTGCAATCTGCCATCCATTTCAGTGATGGGCACATTATTAGGCATCCATTTGTTCTTTTTATCTGCAAAAGGACGATAGATTTTCCAGTGACCATTGTATAAATAACCAAATCTAAGCTCAGTTTCCTTTAATGGAAACAATTTCTTATTCAGAAAAAGCTTCTTTATGGAATATACATTCTCACTTTTTAAATCTTCTACATCCTGGTGATAGAGATTCCAATAGTCCAATTCCTCTATTGTAAACTTTCTTGTAATTGCTTGGATTAAACAATACCTCTTGCCTAAATCTTCAGGCTGTTTGTATTCTTTTACGATAGTTTTATACGCCTCTGTAGCTGTATTAGAACAAAAACCAAGTCCAAAATCTCTGTCAATCATCACCAATACATCATGTATATTAGATAGATTGTATAAAAGCTTAACAAATTCAAAACAATCCCCTCGTTTGGAAGTGTCTCCAAAATCTATAAAAGAAAGAAAACCCTTCCTATTACCAATAATAAAGGAAGGGTTTCTCTCATTTCTAAACGGGGAAAGTGTCACTTGTCCAACTTTCCAAGATTTGTCAGGCATATAATATCTGAATATGTCATATTCAGAAATCTTCTTTAAAACAGCTTCAGGTGATAAAACTACTTTTTTTTCACCTTTTATCATTTTTAATTAAAACTTGCTGTCATCA